TTACAGGAAGACGAAGCCTTCGGGCCTGTCCTCGGTCTCGTAGATCGAGCGAATCGAACCGGCCGCCGCGGCGCGGGCGACAGCCATTGCTGCTGCTACAGCGCCGTCGATCCGGTCGCGGCTCTTGCCCTTGGTGAACATGCGGTTGCCGGCCCGGTCGGTCTCGACCGCCACATTGTCGAAGTTCCAGCGCAGCACCGGATGGCCGCCATGCTGGAACTGGCGGCCGACGATGGCGCGTTCCAGCTCCTTCACGGCCGGCGCCATCGTCACCCAGCCCTGGCGCATCGCCACAACCGGCAAGCCCTCGTCGGCCAAGTTGTTCATGATCTGCTGCGCCAGGTGCGGATCGAAGGCGATCTCGCGGACGTCGAAGCGGTCGCACAGGTCGCGGATCGTGTCCTCGACGAAGCGGTAGTCGACGACATTGCCCGGTGTCGGTGCGATGAAGCCTTCGTCCGCCCACAGGGGATAGGGCACGCCGTCTTTCTCGGCCCGTTTGCGCAGATTGTCGGCCGGGCAGAAGAACCAGGGCCAAGCCACGAAGCCATCGTCGTCGGTCCGCCAGCAGGCGACGACGACCGTCAGGTCGACGTTAGACGACAGGTCGACGGCCAGCCAGCAAGGCGCTCCTTCGAGGGCATCCAGGTCCACCGGCGCGGCACCCTGGTCGTAGACATCCATGTCGACGAAGGGATCGGCGCTCTGGTCCAGCCAGATGTTCAGATGAAGGTTGCGGAAGGCTTCCCGGTCGGCTGGCCTTGCTTCGGCTTCCCGCGCCAGTTGCCGCAGGCCGGCGATGTCCGGGAAGCCGTAGGGCAGGCCGGGGTTGGCAGCGGTCCACACGGTCTCGTCGCGCCAGTCGGCGTCGCGCGGGGTCTCGAACAGGATCGGCAGGAAGCCGGGATCGATCACCTCGCCCAGGGCGACCTTGCGAGCATAGCTGTAGATGTCCCAGGCGATGTTCTCCTGGCCGCGGCCAGCCGTGGTGATGACGACGAACAGCGATCCGGGAACCTTCACCAGGCCGGTGCGCAGCACGTCCCACAGGTCGCGCTTGCGCCAGGCGTGCAGCTCGTCGGCCAGGACGAAGGTCGGCGTGCGGCCGTGCTGGGTGCCGGCGTCGGCGGCGATTGCCTCGAGGAAGGCGCCCGATTTCGGGTGGGTGATGCGGGTCTTGTGATCGACCACCGTCGTCGCCCTGGCGATCCGCTTGTCGGCCCGAACGATGGATACCGCCTCGTCGAAGGCGATCCGCGATTGCTTGTGATCGGCGGCGGCGGTGATCGCCTGGCCGCCCGGCATTCGTTCCGGGCCGAAGGTGTGGAGCAGGGCAAGGCCGGCCCCCAGCGCCGTCTTGCGATTGCCCCGCGGCAGCAGCATGAAGACCGTGCGCACCTGGCGCCGGCCGTCTTCGTCGCAAGGACCATAGATGCGGCGGACAATCCGTTCCTGCCAGGGCACCAGCTCGAAGCCCTGGCCTTCCTTCCGGCTCTTGGGATGCCGCAGGGCGTGCAGGAAGCGCACGGCGCGGTCGCCATACCCCAGCGGGTCGGCAATCGGCGAATCGTCAAAGACCCAGGTCGGACAGGTCGTCTTCATCGTTGTCATCTTCGGCGCCCTTCTTGCCCCGGCGGTGCGGTGTCAGGGCGAGTTCGGCCGCGAGAAGCCGGGCTTCGCGCATGGCCGCCAGCATCAGCCGGTTCGCGGGGTGCTCCTTGATCTCCGGCGTGCCGCCGGTGCCGAGATCGACACCAGCCGCCGAGAACAGGGGAGCGGTCTTGCCGCTCGGGCCGCAGGCGATGAAGTCGCCTTCCGCCGCCAGCTTGTCCTGGCAGGTCCGGACCATGCCAACCGCGATGCAATAGGCTTCGAGGGTTGCCAGCATGTCGACCCCCAACAGGCGGCGACGGTGGAGGATGACGGCAACCCTCTTCCATTCCCGCTTGGCATGGTCATTCAGATTGGACGGCGGGCCGGGGCATCGCGACGGCGACGCATCCCCGGTGACAAGTGCCAGGTGCCCCTTGCGGCCTTTCATGGTCAGAAGCTCCACAGCCGGTAATCGCGGATCAGGTCCTCGAAGCCGAAGGGCAGATCATTGACGATGGAACCGATGACGACGGCCTCGCGGCCGCGGTGCCAGTGGCCGACCAGAAGGCGCACTGCCTGGCGAAGCCCTTCGGGCACGTCCTCGGCTGTGTCGCCGTAACCTGCCGTGAAATCGACCGTGACGTTGCTGCCGGCCGGCCAGGGCGTCCCATCGGTCGGTATCAGAACCGCGGCATCGTCTCCACCAGCGCCGTCCACGCGGTAGGTGGTCGAATCAAGCGTTTGAATGGTCCGCGTGGCGTCCTCGTAGGTGACAGTCTCGACCAATTGGCAGGGCGGCAGGGGCAGCGGGATCGCGGGCAAGAAGGAAGGCAGTGTCAGGCGCCACTGTTGCGTAACCAGCGCTCGCCCGAGCAGGCCCGCCGGACCGTCCAAGCGCGCGGTCGCGGCCTTGATATAGCTGCCGATCAGGGCATCTTCGTCGTCGACCTCGACCCTGAGCTGGGCCTTAGCATCCTCGACCGTGAGCAGATCCGCCGCCGGTGCAGTCAGTCGCAGCAAGGCCATCTCGACATCTCCAATTCCCGCGGGTTTCGGCCAAACCCCATTTCAGCGTCTCTCTAAAAGCTGTCTTCGGACACGGTCCCCTGGCGTTGCGGGAAAAGCTCGCCTCCTACCCCTGGGGTCGGACCGGGTTGCCGAACCCGCCGTCGGTCGAGGCCGTCTTCCGGTTGTGACAGGGGGCACACATGGGACGCCACAGGCTGCGATCCCAGAACAGGGTCCGATCTCCTTTGTGCGAAACCGAGTGATCCACCACGGTGGCGGCGGCGCCGCAGGTGCAGCGAGGATGCCCGGCCAGGAATTCGGCGCGGGCTTTCACCCATGTCTTGCCATAGCCGCGTGCGGCAGCTGAGGGCCGCCCCTTGCCCTTTTCATGTCGATCGAGTGCGCAGGCCGGACAGTTCGACCCAGCCGGCACAGCACGGCCACACTTGCAGATGCGCGGGGCGGCGTAGGGCATCAAGTCACCGGTCGAGTATCGGCGTGGCCCTTCACGATCAGCGCTGCGGCTGCGATCGAAGTCCCGCTGTTCTTCGTCACCACCGTGCGGACATAGCGCTTGTTGCCGGCGTAGCCGACCTTCACCAAGCTGTCTGCCACCAGCGAGGCCGGGAACGTGCCCAGCAGGTCGGCGGCGACCACATCGGTGAAGTCGCTGGACGTGGTGGTGTCACTCTCCTGGAGCTTTGCCGTGTAGTCGCAGGCCCCGACAATGGCCCCGGTGGTGATGATGACGGTTGCCGAGTTGAAGCCCAACAGGTCGATCGCCGCGCCGACGTCGGTCGCGGCCAGCACCTGCGGCTTGACGGACTGCAACAGGCCGAGGGAATGAACCAGATCACGCATCGTCGCCTCCTCAGCTCACCGCCATATGCAGCTTCTTCACCGCTTCGGCCTTCACCACGTCGCCGCCGGTGCGGCGCCGGGCATGGAAGCGGACCAGGCCCTTGGTCGCCTGCGAATAGGGGTCGCGCAGGATCGAGACGGCCACCCGGTCGACGATCCGATAGGCGCTCTGCACGTCGCCGAACAGGACCGGATAGGTGCCGCTGCCGACGTCGTCCATGTCCGGCGCCTCGATCACCGGCCGGCCGATCAGGGTCGGAGGATTGCCGTCGGCCAGGCTGTCGCGCCACAGATAGTCGCCCGTGCCGTTCTTCAGCTTGCGCACGGCGCCGATGGTCGCGGCATTCATCATCCAGGCCCCGCGGTTCCGGTAGAAGGCCGGCAGGGCGTGCATCAGGCTGACCAGGCCGTCGCCTTGCAGGGTGGTGGCATTGCCGTTGGCGACGCTCGCCACGTCGGGATGAACCATCAGGCCGCGCGGCTTCTTCACGCCATCCCCAGCCAGGAAAGCGACACCTTCGAGGCGGGCGAATTCCTCGGCCAGGTCGGCCGACAATTCGCTGGCGATGTTCACCGCCGCGTCTTCCAGCAGCTTCACCGAAACGTCGACATAGGCTGCCATCTCGTGGACATAGATTTCCACCTGGCCATAGGCCGGCGTCGCTTCGGGCCGGTCTTCCAGCTCGCCCACCCAGCCGGCGGTCGGCGCCGCCGTCCGCTTGGGCAGGATCACCGAACCGGACGACGTGTTCATCACCCGTGCTGCCTGGCGCACCGGCGAGATCAGCACCAGGTTCTTCAACAGCTCGGTCTGGAAATCGGCCGGCGCCAGATAGCCGCCGGCCGTGTCGTCGGCGACGGTCAGGGCCCGCACCTCGTCGGCGGCCAGGGCCTCGCGGCCGCGCCGTACGAAGCCGGTGAAGGCGCGGGTTTCCAGGCCCTCGGTGGCGGCCTTGGCGGTGGCACCCGGCCGCTGGGCGCGGATCTCGTTCCTCGCGAGAATTTCCTCGATCGAGGCGATCCGCTTGGTCAGATCGGCCAACGCCGTCTCGTCGCCGTCACCGCTCCCCGTGCCGGACGCCGGCTTGTTGTCCGGCGCCGTCGCCGGGGTGCTCGTGTCCATGCGGACCTCCTGTTCTACCGCCGATGCGGCGCTGCGAATGCTGGTCACGCGGGCGCGCCTGGCAGCCGGCAGTGACACGATGGATACCTCGTGCAGCTCGATCGCCCGGACCAGGCGAACGCCGTTCGCCCCGGCCGCCGCCTGGCGTACCCGAAAGCCGATGGAAAGGCCGGTCACGGCACCGGACCGGACCAGCGACCGCGCTTCCCTGGCGCGCTGCACATCCAGGTTCAGCCGGCCGCGGACCTTCAGTCCTTCGCCCGTCTCCTCGATCGCTTCCCAACGGCCGATCACGTCCCCCGGCTCATGGCTCCATAGCATCACGGGCATGGTCTGCGCCGCCCGATGTTCGGCCAGTGATGCGGCGAAGGCGCCGCGCTCGATCACGTCGCCGTAAGAGTCCGCCTCGTCGAAGCGGGCGGCGAAGCCCTCGATCAGGCCGGTGTCGTCGCCCGCCTCGAAGCGGACGTCGACAAGGTCCAGGGCACGGGTCTCGGTCATGGCGCGGCCTTCCCGGCGGCGCCGGTCTGCCCGGCCTGCCGCACCAACTGGTCGCCGCCGGCGATGGGCGGCCGGTTTTCCAGGGCGCGGGCCTCGTCCGGCGTCATCCAGGGCGCGCCCACCGCCTTGGCCAGTGCTTCGAAGCGGGCCGCGATGTCTCCCCGCAGCAGGTCGTCGGTGACGAATTCCAGAAAGAGCCGCCCGCGTTCATTAGGTGTGAACAACACGCGCGACAAGGCCGCCTCCCAGGCATCCAGCCAGGGCAGCAGGGTGAAGGTCAGGAACTGGCGCGACAGCTCCTCGACATTGTTCCAGGTGGCCCGTTCCAGATCGCCGATCAGTGTGCCGGGCACCCGATAGGTTCGGGCGATCTCCTGCACCGCGAACCGGCGCAGTTCGAGGAATTGCAGGTCGACCGAGGTGAACTGGATGGCCCGGAAGGTCATGCCGTCTTCCAGGATCAGGGTCTTGCCGCCATTGCCGGCGCCGGCGTGCTGCGCGTCGAAGCTGGCGCGCAGCCGCTTCACCGTCTCGGGCGACAACGGCTTGCCATATTCCAGAACGCCGCTCGGCCGCGCACCGGCACTGAACAGCCGTCCCTGATGCTCGGCCATGGCAAGGTCCAAGCCGATTGCCTCCCGCGCCAGATGGGTCAGGCTGATCGGCCGGTCCAGGGTGCCGCCCGGCGTTTGCAGGAAGAACACATCGGGCCAGGCATAGCGCCGCACCCCGCCTTCCTGCTGGCTGACGGCGAAGCTGGGCTCCAGCGTGTCAGGGTCGAAGCTCACCTCGACCGACCGCGGGTCCAGGCGGTGCATCTCCCGCACTTTGCCACCTGCCCGGATCACCAGCGCAAAGGCCCGGCCGTGCAGCAGCGCGTCGACCTGCAAGGCGGTGCGCAGCTCGGTCGATCCGGTCCAGGGGTTGGCGTCTCCGGCCAGGATCGCCGCCGCCGGGTGCCCGACATCCCGTTCCCGGCCCGCCTCGGTCGTGCGGAAGACATGGATCGGAAGTGCCCCCACGGTCTCGGTGATGGCCCGAATGCAGGCCAGCGCGGTCGGCGACCGCAAGGCCGTCTCGGGGCCGACAGCGATGCCGGCCGCGGTCGCGGGCGGCGTGAACACCGCCCAGCCGTCGGCGGGCGCCGTTGTTTGGGCGCGAGTTTCATCGGGTCGGAAGAAAGTCTTCAGGCGGTCGAACAATGTCGTTCCCTCGATCGGTGAAGGAACTTCGCCATCACAGGCGCCGGCCGCGCAACCGTCTCGGACCGAGATGCGGCAAGATAATCATTTGATTTTTATGTATTATTTGTATTTTGGCGTGATTTATTGCGGGTTTCTCGGCGTATTTCGTAGGCAGCCAGCCGTTCTGCTTCGACCCGGCACGCGCCGCCCTCGTACTCCATGATTGCTGCCCGCTCCTCGAAACCCGCCTCGCCGCCGCTGCGCGCACAGGCATCATCATTTTCGGTTGGGACAGGTTGGGACAGTTGGTACAGCCTTGAATCTAAAGGGGAATTCTCTGTCCCAACCTGCGATGAGAGGTTGGGACAAGTTGGGACATGGTTGAACGATTCTAATGTAGTGATATCGACGCCCAGCCCGACCGCCAAACGTCGAAAATCCGGCATGACTAGCCCAGGATCGTGCTGGCGATGTGGTAGCAGCGAACAGGGCTGCTGTACCCTGGGATGCGCCGCTTGATTTGGAGGCTCTTGCTGCCTTCCGGCACCTTGAGATGACCACTTCTGGCAATCGCCCGGGCCACGGCCGTTGCGTCAAGGCCGGCGCAGACTTCCCGCTTCCACACCTCGGGCAGGACGAAGAAACTGGTGCCGCGATCCAACTCCTCCTCACGGAACCCGGCCCGGTTCACCGTCCGGTCGGCTGCCGTCGCCTCACCGAATTGGTTCGGCCGAATCGCCTCGAAGCGGCTCGATCCATGCTGCTCGATGAAGCGCCGAACGGCCGCCAGGGCTTCACATTCCTCACCGGATGCAGTGCCGCCGCGATTGTCCAGCCAGGCCCGAAAGCAAGTCGCGGCCGCCCACGCCGCCTCGTCCGACCCCCAGGGCAGAATGCCATAGGCGGTCGCCACCGCTCCGGCAGCGGCCACCAATCCGAAGCGCGTAGCCACGCGCTTCACCTGTCCGTCCGCGTCTGGCGGGCATTGCTCGGCCACAAACTCCCGGGCGTAGTGCCGGGCCGCCACCGCAACCGAGTCACGCTCCTTCACCAGACGGTCGAGGAACGCACGAAGGGCTGTCCCATAAAATTGCCCGGCGGCCTCCTTCAACTGCCTTGCGAAGGCATCGGCCGAGGCGGCGCCGTGCAAATTCTCGAACAAGCCGAGACCGGCGCCGGCATCGGCCGGCAGGTCGATCACCCGAACTTCCTGGCCGGCTGTCGTTCTTCTACCGCGCCCTTCCTCCGCAATTTTGTCGGCCAGAGTGATTTCGCCGGTGGAAAGGAACATGCAGCGCCATTCGGCCGCCGGCCGCGCCTCCCCTCCCTTATTGGCACGCACCTTGCCGCGGCCATTGGCCAGCATGTAGGCAGCGGCACTGGCAGCCTGGGCGGAGACTTCGGCAAGCTCGTCGAGGCACAGCAACAAGTCACAATGGGCCAGCGCCACCGATTCCGCACCATTGTCAGTCATGCGCCAAGATCGGACATAGCCCTTGATGCCGCCGCCGCCGCACACCGAACCGGCCGCCACCAGTGCGGTCGTCTTGCCGATCGAAGACCCACCCCGCAATTGGAAACCGCCGCTCTCGCCGTCGACAAGGTACAAGAGCGGTGCAGCGAATGCCGCGCTCAGGCTCAATACCAGGCGCGAATTGCCGGCGGCTGGCCTTGCCACCGCCTGCTGCCATTCCGCCAAGGTCCCGCTGACGCGGAACGCATGGTCCGGCGCACCGATCGTTTGCAGGATCGTCCCCTCGCCGCGGCCCTTTGAGGGTGAAATCGTAATGTCTGGCATCACAAAGGCATCACCGTGCCACCCGACACGGCCGACACAACGTAATTTCAACCCGGGCCTGGCGGTCGAAATATATTCGTGAAGGTGATGGCGCGCCTGCGGCCCAGGCGCCAGGATCAGACCGAGCGAGAGCAGGATCTCCCGGTAAGCAAGTCCGTCGCCGGCCAGCATCGACATGGGCATGGCCCAGTTCTTCGCCTTGCCGTCCCGATCCTTCACCTCCAAGTAGCGTCCCCACTCACTGCCTTCGGCGCTGCGGGTGTCGGCCAGGACTTCGAGGTAAGAGCATACCCACCGCCATTCCGTGGTAACCTCTCCGGTTTCCTTGTCGGTCCGATCGATCCGCCGTTCGACCCCGCGCTCGCCAAGGCGAAATGGCGGCGCCTGGTCGGGGTGGTCGGAAGCGAGCATATCCTGTGAACCAAGGACAAGTTCACAAATCGATAATCCACGATCGGCGCGAGAGTTATCGTCCACGTCGGCTTCTCCGCGGCATATCGACCAGGCCGCGCTCGACGCATTGCCGTATCAGATGCGAGCCTGCCGCCATGGCATCGAAAGGCGCCTTCGTTTGTGACGAGGGAAATCGTGTCTCCAGTTCACCGATTCGGCCGGCGAATAGATCCAGGAGTCCGGATGCGCTGCAAATGCGGCCGGCCGTCATCTGCCGCATCTCGCCGGCGCCCGACAACAGCAGATAGCGGCCATCACGATGCCCCAGCGCCCGCACGGAAAGCTCCATCTGGCTGGCCATTGTCACCCCCGATGCCCGCGCCGTGGTACCTCACTGGTGCTCGATACCGGCGCCCCCAAGACTTCGGCCGCCCAGGTGTCGAGCAGGTCCTTCGGATAGAGTGGGCTCTTAGTCCCCGGCGCCGGACGAAACGGCGGCCCGCCGCCGACCGACCGCTTGCGGTTCAAGGTCGCGGGCGACTGGGTGAGCCCATGGCAGTGCAGAAGGTAGAACGAAGCCTCGGCCGTGTTGAGATTGGCTTTGCGGCCGATCAGGCGAAGGCGGCTCTCGATCTCTTCAGCGCTCAATTCGGTGGTGGTCATTCGCTCACCTCTCGTTCCATAAGGGCTTCGATGAATTCCTCGATTTCCAACAGTCGCCGGGCACGATCCACGGCCGGTCGATCCCTATTGAACGGGTGATCGGGATCGAGAGGATTTCCATCAGGGTCGGCGCCGCGATAGAGCGATCGCCGCCGCGCCGCCGTACGCTGAGCGAGATCACGGCGCCAGAAGTCGGGATAGTGACGCAGGACATTCCAGACGATCTCGCCCGCGAAGACCACGCCGACATCGAATCCACCATGGTCTCCGAGCAAAGACCGGGGAGCCAACGACCGATCGGTCACCTGCCGAACGTCCACGATCTGACCATTGCCGTCGCAGGCATAGATGACTAGGTGACTCAAGCCGTCCGCTCGGTCCAGGTCGTCGATGCGCGGCAGATTCTCGACCAGCGCGCCCATCATCTCGCCGATCACATGCGCCACCGGGGCGACGAATTCATAGGACCGGCCGGAACGTGTCATTTCCCAGACGGTCCGCAACATTGCCGCGCCGGTGGCCGAATAGAGCTTGGGCGATGTCTTAGCTCGCCCTGCCCGCTCGAAGGGAATGAGCCCGGCCAGCGACGCATTGCTGAGCAGATTCCTAACCTCTTGTGCCGAGGCGTCATCCAGCCCGGCCAGTTGGCAAAGCTCTACCGGCGGAAGCCAGCATCGATTGACATCGGCCCTCTTGAGTTCCGGCAGGTCAGCAATGATTCTCATGTCTGCCTATCTTCATTTATAAAATTAAGATAGGCAGACATCTTAATTTCAGTCAATAAGATGCCGTGGAAATATGGCGGCGTTCCACCTCAGACGACAGTGCGACACAATGCCTTCTCAAGGTTTGCCGGCCCGGGCCACTCCGCTACAACCACCAGCCCATGCGTCAGGAGAAGTTCGGCTCCTCCTCGTTGCAACCCATGTCCTCGTCGTCTACCTCCGGCGGGTCATCTTCTTCGGCGTCTTCGGAAGTGCCTGGGGCGTTAAGCCATCTATCGTTCACATCGCCGCCGTCCACGTCGTCGATTTCCGGCGGATCGCCATCTTCGATGTCGTCGGCCGGGCCGAATTCCGCCAACCACGCCATCGTCTCGCGGTCGGCCACGACCAGCAGCCAGGTGCCGGGCAGCGCCCAGGACACCTCGGCCGTCACATCGCCCTCGACCTCGCCGATGACGTCGGCACGCTCGATCAGCCGGGCCAGGATTTCCTCGGCATCGCTGGCCGTCCAATTGTGCCGCCGGCAGATCTTCGGCCGGATCACCGTGGCCTGCGCCGTCGCACGATCTGCCTTCGCCCAGCGGGGCGGGGCCGACATATCCGGCCCGCGGCGCTTCCGCGGGATCAGCATCGGGTTCTTTGCCAAGGTCAGCCCTCCCCCTCGGCCGGCACCGGCTCGTGTTCGCTCTTCAAGAGAGCCTCGATCTCGTCCAGAAGGTTCTCGACATACTCGCCGCCGCGGGCGACCGCCCTTCGGGTACGCGGATCGGCGCCGGAAGCGCCGTCGCCCATCAAGATCACCAGGTCTCTGACGGCCGACAGCCGGTCGAGGGCTTCCATGACCGTGCTCCAGGATACGGCCTTCATGGCTTGGCCTCCCGTGACCGGCGAGCTTCGACCTCGAGCTGGTGATCTTCCCTGGCCGCCTGTTTGGCCAAGGCCTGGACGAGAGCCACGATTTGCGGATCGGGTGCGGGTGGTCCCTGGGTCGGCTCCGGTCTCTTCCCTTTCCTGCTTTTGCGCGTTTTCGTGTCTGCTGTGGGGAAAGCTCCGCCAGCAGCCGAATTCGGATGTTTCGGCATGAAAAGCCTCCTTAAATGTGCTATATGCACCATGAAGGTGACAAACGCACTATACAAGGCTTTTTCATGGTGACAAGCGCACAAGTGCGTGCGGCGCGGGGGCTGCTCAATTGGACGGTCCGCGACCTAGCCGAGAAATCAGGGGTTCACCGGAACACGGTGACCAGGATCGAAACAGATGCGACAGCATCAGGTCATGCGCTCGCGGCCATCTGCACCGCCCTCGAGACGGCCGGCGTCGAGTTCATCGCCGAAAACGGCGGCGGGGCCGGGGTCCGGCTTCGGAAGACGACGGGCTATTCTTCGGAGGGGTAGAGGAAGGCATATTCTGGCCCCAACTTGTGGACATCCAATAGGCACGCCGAATATAGATCGATGATGTCAGCGATCAGTTGCTTCCGCGCCTTTCCCCGGATGTCGTCGAAATGCCAGATTTCGGCGTGGCGAAGCTGCTCCATTGCCTGGCGACGGGCTTCATGCACACGCTCGATTTTAGGTCTCAAGGCAAGAGGAACATCGCTCGCCCGCCATCGCACCAGCATGAGGGTGATGGTCTGCATTTTTTGATTGAACGACTTGGAACCGTCGGCGAGCAGTTCGACCGAACTGCGGAGATCCAAAAGTGTCTGCACGTGTGACGTCCAGCCCGAAGGCATTGCAGTCGCCATCACCTCGCCTCGCTTCCCTCTTCAGCATTTCGTCGATCTCTATCGGCGTCACTGTCTTGCTACAAATCGAGCCGACCTTGTGCTGCCTCGGGCGGCAGCGGCAAGGCGTGACTGGCCACCACTGCCAGCCCCGCACCACGCGCCAGCGTTGCGAGATTGCCGTCATCCGAATAGATCGCTGTTGCGCCGGCCACCCGTCCGATGGCGACAATCTGGCGGTCGACCTTGACCTTCTGCCAGGGTGCGGCGCTGCCGGTCCTCTTGTCGCCGGCGTCGATCGCCGCCTTGGTCATGGCAGCGACTTCGACGGCCGCCCGCAGGTCGAAGGGCAGCAACTCGAATCGACTGCTCTTGCCGATGATGGCGAGATAGGCTGGACCCGCAGACCCTGCGTGCACCAGGACTTCGGCGACAGCCGGCATCGGAATGCCGATGGCTTCGCCCTGTTTCGCCAGTGTGGCGATCAGGTGATCGACACGCGCCTTGTGATGAGTCAGCGGGGCGCCAGTCGCAGGGTCGCTCGGCACCGCCACCGCGGGATCGAGCAACAGCAGCAGAAAGTTGGCGTCGAAGATGACCATCAGTGGGCGCTGTCCTCGTCGCCCCGGATCGCGGCGAGAGTGGCGAGCGGATCGGCCACTTTGCGCCATCCGTTCCCTGTCACGGCTCGCAGCTGCTCGACGACGTCAGCCATCGGCGTGCCGTCCAGAACCTCGAAATCCTTGATGGTCAATTCCTTGAGGGTCCATGTGCCGTCGCCCTCGCGGTGCCAGGTCGCGGGGCCGCGCACCCTGATTGTCGCCTCGAAGAGATGTGCAGCAATCGCCCGTGCCATGCTGCGACTGGCCTTGCAGTGATATTCGCGCCCGGCCAATCCCGGCGCCTGAAGGTGGACCGCTACACTGTCTTTGCGGCCACCGACCTTGATCGGCACCCCGTCGACGCTGCTGGCCTGGGTGACGCTGCCATAGTCGATCGGTTTGGGGCGGTTCTTGCCGGGAAACTCGATCACCACGGCGTCCTGGTCATAGGCCAGTGTGCCGGTGGCATTGTCGTCAGCCAACATGCCATCGATCCGGCGGAAGGCCCTTGTCGCGTCGCTCGGCCCCTCCCCCAGGCGCATGGCCTCAAGGCGGGCTTCGACCTTCGGCTGATCCTCGACATCGACCCTGTGGACCAATTGCACGCTGCCTTGATCGAGACGAACGAAATGAACTGCCTTCTCGTTGCCGAGAAGGGCCGCCAGCTCCGCCATGTATTCTGCCAGACGCGCCATGGGGATCGTGTCCGGGCGCCAGGCGTCGATCTTGAACCGCAGGTCGTCCACAGTGGCCTCCTGATGCTGATGATTATCCGCAGCAGGTGGCGACGTCCAGCACCACCACCCGCCGAAGCCGCACGCCCGACACGCGAACGCCGTTCGCCTCGCCGGGCAGCAGTTTAGAACCGTTCAATTCACGTCCCAACTTGTCCCAACCTCTCAGCGCAGGTTGGGACAGCGAATTTCCCTTTGAATTCAGCGCTGTACCAACTGTCCCAACCTGTCCCAACCGAAATTGGTCATGTCCTGCGGCGGTTTGCTGGTTTCGGGGCCTTCGACAGGGGCTCCACATCCCCCTCTCGGCCCGTGGCGCCGGCCTGGAGCGCCGCGGAAACCCTGCCCTCCACCTGGTCGGACAGTTGCCGCAGGGGGCCGTGATCGGGGTTCACATAGCGGCCGGTCATGGCCACGGTCTTGTGGCTCAGCTTGTCGCGGATCAGGAAAGCATTGGCGCCGGCCTGGCCCGCATAGGTGCCGACCGTGTGGCGCGCGTCATGGATGCGGACATCGGCGATGTCGGCCGCTTCCCGGAATTTGTGCCACCAGGCTTTCAGCGTCGAATAGGGCAATGGCTTCCTGGGGTTCACATAGCCTGCCAGGACCCAGGCCGAACCCTGGCGCGGCCTGTCGGCCAGCAGGGCAATGGTGACCGACCCCACGGTCACCGTTTTCGCGCCGGTCTTGCTGTCGGCGAAATGGAAGGTGCCGGCCTCGAAGTCAATATCGTCCCATTGCAGTTTCAGCAGCTCGCCTACCCGGCACCCCGTCAACAGCAGCAATTGAATACCCAAGATGACGACATCGGGCGCACCCTCGTCCCGTTCGAAGCGCCCCAGGACTTCACCGAGCCGCTTGACCTCCTCGGTCGCGAGGAAGCGTTCCCGGTGCCTGGTGCGATAACGCTCGATATGACGACATGGATTGGAACCGTCGGGCCTGTACCCCCATACCTCTGCCAGGTTCAGCATCTTCGACAGAATCGCCAGGGCGTGGTTCGCCTGATAGGGCGTGTCCTTGAGGCCGTGGTGGAAGCCGGCGATATCGCTCCGGGTGAGTGCTGCCACATTCCGCTGCCCCAACTGCGGGCGAACGACAGTGTCGACGACATATCGATAGGCTTTGGTCGTGCTCGGCTTGGTCTTGACCTCGACATGCTCGGCCATGAAGCGATCGGCCAACTGGTCGAGGGTGAAGCGCTGCGCCACGACAGCCTGCTTTTCGGTGGCCGGGTCGACTCCCCGCCGGACACCGGCAAGGATTACCTCGGCCTCTTTCCGCGCCTGCTCCGCCGTCCAGGGCTGCCCGTGCCGGCCGATGGTGAAGGTCTTCTTGGTCGCCGACCGTCCGCCGCCCATGCGGTAGCGCAGCTGGTAGACGCGGCATCCCCTCGGCGTCACCTTCAGTGTGAAGCCCGCCAGCTTGGTGTCGAAAACGAAGACATCGACCGCCTGCGGCTCGATACTTTCGACCAGCGTCTTGGTGATCTTTTCGCGCAT